GCGTGAGGTCGGCCTGCTCTTTATACAGGTCAACGTAGGTCTGCATTTGCTCCGCCTTGCGTTCCTCGTCAGCCTGCGCTTTTGCAGCTTTCTCGAGTGCCTCGACGGTCGCGTCTACGCTCTCGGTCACGCCGTCGTAGGTCAGGCCGAGACCCGGGACGTCGGCGTTGAGCTGGTCGATGATGGCTTTCATCTCCGTGTAGCTCGCGGTGGTCTGCGTGTTCTGCGAGGCCAACTCCCCGAGCCGCTGGGTCAGAGCCAGTGTGCCGAGCTCTTGGTCCTTGATGCTCGAGGTGGAGCTGTTGTAGGCGTCCATGACCTTGTTGTGGCTCTCGACGAGGCCGTCGCACTCCGCCACAAACTCCTTGACGGTCTGCCGGTTGGCTTCAAACTCGTCGTTGAGCTGGTCGAGCTGGTAACGCAGGCTGTTGGCCGCGTCGGAGTTCTCGCCGTACTGTTCGCAGGCTGCGTTGTACTGGTCGTTGAGGTTTTGCAGCTCGTCGTACTGGTCGCGGCAGGTAGCCGTCATGCCCTCGTACTCGTCGCTCTGGGTAATCAGAACTTCGGTTAGGGTGACGGCTGCCGCTGTGACAGCAACGATGCCTGCGGCCGCAAGGACAAACGGGTTAGCCGCCAGTGTCGCGGTGAATGCCTCCGTCACAAACTTCGCAGCCGTGGTGGCAATGTTGTAGGCAGCCAGCGCGCCGGTGAATCCGCCCACGCCAACCGCAATGGCCGAAATAGCCGCTACGACGGCCGGGTGCTCGTCCACAAAATCGCTCATGCCCGCAAATACCGAGGTGAATCCCTCGTATACCTGCGTGAGCGCGGGGTTGAGCACATCGCCGACAGAGATTTTCAGGTTGTTGAAGGAGTTCTCCATCCGCTGTTTGCTCTTGTCGGTCGTGTCTGCCATCGTGGAGTATGCCTTTTCGGTTGCGCCTGCGCTGGTACGCATGGAATCGAGGACGCTGTTGTACTTGTCGGCTCCTGCGTTGAACAGAGACAGCGCGCCGATACCGGCCTCTGTGGAGCTCCACAGGGCGTTGAACGCGGTGCTGTCTCCGTCTACCGCATTGCCCAGCATTGCCATCACATCGCCGAGTGAATAGCCCTGCTCCATGAGCTGCGCAAAGGTCTTGCCGGTGGAGTTCAGCAGGACCTCCGAAACGTCGCTGCCTGTGTCGCCGAGCTCATTCAGCATCGATTTGAGGTAGGTGCCGGATTCTGCGGTGGCGATACCGTTGGCGGTTAGGACGGCATAAGCCGAGCTAAGATTGTCCATCTGGACGTTGTAGGCAGACGCCAGAGGAATGACCTTGCCGACGCTCTGCGCCAGTTGGTCCACGCTCGTTTTGCCAAGGTTCTGCGTGGTGATAAGGTAGTCGGAAAGCTGTGTAGCATCCGACGCCGCAAGCCCGTAGGCATTGATGGCTGTCGTCAAGACGTCCACGGCCGTAGTCGCCGACGTAAAGCCGCCGACGGCCAGTTTGGTCGCGGTTCCTGCAAAGGACGCCGCATCCGCTGTATTGACGCTGGCGGAAATGGCCTGATAGGTTGCCTCCGCCATATCGCTGGCTGCCTCGCCGGTCTCATTGGAGTAGGTGCGCACCTCTTTCGAGATGTCACTCAAGGATTTCTGGCTTGTGTCCGCGATAGTGGCGACCATTGCGGTGGAGGTCTCGAACTGTGCGGCCGCTTCGGAGCAGTCAAAAAAGCCATTTTTAATCTCGTTCAGCGTGGCGGCAATTCCGGCCGACGCAAGGACGCCTTGCAGCTCCTTGATGCCGTCGCGGCCCTTTTTGCTCGATTCCTCGCTCTGCTTGCCAGTTTCCTCGGACTTATCGCCGAACTTCTCGACCTCATCCGAGGCTTTACGGGCTGCCTCCGCTGCCTCGTCGAGGTTCTTCTCGGTCTCGGTCGTTTTCTCGGACAGGACGCCGGTAGAATTTGCCGCCTGCCCGGTGGCTTTTTCGTAGTCCCCGATGGCCGAGGACAGGTCATCGACGGAATCAGCAGCAGCGTCGGTACTCTTTGCGGTCTGCGCGGCCGTGCGGGAGACCTTGCTCAATGCTCCGTCTGCCGCCGTGCCAGTGTTCTCAAACGCCTCAAGAGCCCGTTCGCCGCTCTGCGTCATCTCGTTGAACTTGGAGGAGATTTCGTCGATGGCCTTGAATACGACTTTCAGTGTTGCCATGTCGGTCCTCCTATCGCCTTATAGGGACGAACTTCATGGTGTCCCTTCTGCACGGGCGCGCGCTTTCCTCCTCCTCGGAGGCGATGTAAAAGAGCTTCTGTCTCCGGCTCATTCGGTCGAACTCCTCCGGTCGGAGACCGTGCCGCTGCCAAAGTACATGGGCCCAGTACGTCTCGCTGCCCGCGCTGCGAATCAGTTTTTTGCGTCGTCGATTTCCTTTTCATCGGCCTGCTTCTGCTCCTCCTCGGAGAGCCGACCGCCGATGCCAAGCAGAGCCATGACGACGCGGGTGACATGAGCAAACTCGTCGGCGCGGGAGAAAACCTTTTCCGGCATCTGGGTGATGTCCACGCAGTTGTAGTACTTCATCAGCTCCGGGTCGTCCAGCTTGGGGTACTGCAGGGCCTCAACGAGGATGTGACGGGTGGCCTTTGCATTGTCGCGCTCGTCGCGGAAAACCACGTTGCCGCCGTTGATGTAGGGATTGCCCTTCTTGTCCAGCGCGACAGTGTGGGTGTGGTACCCCTCATTGATGGCGCGGATACGCTCAGAGGAAAGCACCTTGACCTCGAGCTGGATGACCTTGCCGTTCTCGTCCTTAAAGCTCTCCGGGGCCGGTACGGTGACGACCTTCTCCACCTCTGCTGCCTCGCGCATAAAATATTTCAGGTTCTTGCTCATAGCTGTCTCCTCCAAAATAAAAATCGGAGCCCCTCCACCTAGGAGAGGCTTCGCCTGTATGCTCCCGACCAAAATGTCGGGAGGTTAGATGATGTCCTTGATGTTGAAGTTGATGACGTCATCGACCACGCTGCCGCTCTCTGCATCCAGTGCGGTCAGGGGAAGGTCACCAGTCAAGACGCAACCGACGCAGGTCACGACATCGGAGCCGTGGGCTGCATAGTAGTCAGAATTAGCGTCGTCCATGATGCCCTGAATCACGAACTCGGGCGTCGCCTTGGTTGCCTGATACTCCTTGATTTTGGTCTTGAGCCAGTTGTTGGTCCGGCGACGGGTCATGCTGCCGGTGATGGTCGCGCCAACCCAGCGGGTAGACGGAGTGGTTTCGTTCAACTGGCGGCCGGTCCACGTCTCCGGGGTGAAGTTGATAGTCATCTTCACGCCGTCCATGACCTCGACGCCGTCGATAAGCGCATGGCCCTCGCGGAGGCTAATAGGGTTTTTGTTGTACTGCATAACTTACCTCCTGCTGCTTTAGCGGGTCTTGACGGTGAAGAACAGCTTCTCGGCAGAATCCACAGGCTGGATTGCGACGATGAAATAAACCTCGTCGCCGCTGCTCAAAGATTCGTCGATTTTGAAGTCCGCGTCATAGTCCACGTTCTTGATGGCCCCCATATCCTCGTACTGCTTGAGGATGGACTGGCCGATGCCCTTCATAGCGGCGTAGCCGGTCGGGCTGTTGTCGTACTTGTTGGGCGGGAAGTTATTCTGGATGGCCTCCTGAATAGCGTCCAGAGTGCGGATAACGCGGTTCTTGCTGTACGTCTTGTCCTTGGGCTTCTTGAAAGAGACCAGAGAATTGATGTCGTACTCGATGATGACGTTGCCCGCCTCGGAGTAGGAGAAGAACATCTCGCCGTTCTTGATGGCCGCAATGGCTGCTTCGTTGTCCTTGGGGTCCACGATGCCGGTCGCGCCGTTGTAGACCTCGTAGGTGTTAGACTTGATGCAGCTTGCGGATGCGGTGATGCCCGCAACGAATGCGCAGGCCTCCGCGTGGGTCAGCTCAACGCCGTCAACAACAACAGAGTTTGTGACATTGATGACGCCCTCGTGGTCGGGGCTCTTTGCGTCCGGCAGAACCACATTCACGCCCTTGCCCATGCTCTCGCGCATATACTTGATTTTGGTGATGGCTGCGGTCTGCAACGTAGCATCGGTAACGGGGAAGCACAGAGTATTGAACTTGATGCCCTCCATCTTGTCCACAAACGCGGTGACGTCACCGTTTGCGCTGGTGACGTTCGTGCCGCCTGCCAGCTTCACGCCGGATGCCGCTTTCAGGTCGCCCGTACCGGTGAACTTCACCAGCTTGTCGTCTGCTGCGGCTGCAATAAGCTCCTCGACGGTCTTGACGCCCTCGTACACAGCGGTGGCGTCAGCATCCAAATACACGGTGACGTCAAAGCCGCCGACGGGGTTTGTGACGACAGAGACGTGAATATCGTTGCCGCGAGTGCCGCCGTACTTGGCCGTTACGGTCAGCGGAGCAGCGGTTCCGGTTGCGGCTGTGCCGCTCTCCGTGATGTAGACGATGACCTTGGAAGCCTTTTTGAATGCCTCACGAATCAGGCGCATCTTATCGTTGGTCGCGTCGTAGACGCTGCGGCCGAGCTCCACACTGTAAGCATCCGGGGCCGCTGCCGTCAGGGTGATGGGCGTCTTGGCGGGGCCAAAGTCGTAGCCAATCAGGGGCAGCAGCACGATGCCGCGCTCAGAGTTGCCGACGGTGTCGTTGCGGTCGCTCTCGAAGTTGATGTAAGTGCCCGGGCGGGTCTTTCCCGCCAGCTTATCGTATTTACCGCCTGCCATTAAACAACGGCCTCCTTTCCGAGCCACTCGTCGATGTGCTTCCGCATCTCCTCGACGGTGTATTCACCAGTCATGCCCGCCGTGGCACCGGCGAACGTGCTGGCCGAAACATGAAAAAGCGTCCGGCAAGCCTTTGCCAGACGCTCAATAGGGAACTTCTGCGCGGTCTGTGCCGCGCTCGCGTTCTTCTCTGCCATGCAGATACCTCCTATTCAGTTTTTTCCTCGGCCGCTTTGAGGTCGAGGTTGTAGTGCATCACCTTCTGGCAATCCACCCTGTTGTACGGACGGCGGCTGTCCCAGTGGAGTGTGAGCTGGGCTGTGCCTGTGTCCAGCCGTTTCACGCCTCCGGGGTCTTTGAGCCGTACTCCGCCTCCTACCGCTGCTCCCGCCTCGTCAATGAGCGGGACAAGCAGGCGGGCTGCGCAAATGGCGTTCAAGGCCGCTGCCGCGCTTGCGTAGGCGTCCTCGTCCGTGCTGGCGAAAAACTTGATGTACCAGTCATATTCCACCGCATAGGACGCGAACGTGTCGCCGAGAGGTGTGAGCTCCGGCTGCGGAAAGAAAACAGAGGGTACGACGAATCCCTCCGGGATGTCCCAGTAATAGGGCGTAATCCCGGGTAAGGAATCGAGGATAAAGCGGATAACGCTTGCGATTTCCTGCTCTAGGGCAGCCATAGGTTTCACCTCACAAAAAATCCTTGAAATACTCGTCCAGCCAGCTCTGCAGCTTCTTTTCGAGCAGCTCCGGGTAGAGCTTTTCTAGGATTCTGATGGAGCTTTCCCAGTAGTGGGAGCCCTCCACCCATTTCATTTTTAGGACCATCCCGGTCTTTTCTCCCGGGGTGTAGATGAAGTGGTCCTTTCCGTTCGCCTTTTCCCAGTGTCCGGGAACGAATCGCCTCTCTATCCCTTTCGGGTTGGTCCAGTGGCCGTCATTTACGAACTTGGCGTACTCGACGTTCGTGCCGACCTCAAGGGTCAGGCCGTTCTCGTCGAGTGTCCAGACGTTCTCCCCGTCGCCTTTTTGGAAACTGTGGAGCAGCAGCCGATAGTCCAGCACGTTCCGGCGAACGATTTCATCTTGCAGAATGCGTAGGAACTCAATGCCGAGCCCTTCAAGAAACTTGTTCAGTGCCCGCTTAAAATCGCCCTGCGCGGCCGTTCCGAGCCGCTTCACGAAGTTTTCGAGCTCTACTGTGTCGAATGTCACCTGCGCCATTACAATGGCCTCTGTTGGGCTGTGCGGTATATCTTTACCGTCATGTGATGCCCTCGGATGTTTCGCGGTTGACCTGCGGTGTATTCGAGCCCTGTTTCGCTGCTGACGATTTTGTCGTTGAGCCTGATGTCCGTTCCTGCCGGGAGCGTGAGCTTTATGTCGCTGTCCATATCGTTCTGCGGTTGCTGCTGAGCGATTTGGATGGACGCGCTACGCACTCCGAAATGGCACGGGACTTCCTCGAGGTCCGGCTGTTTGGGGTACTTGAACTTGGGGGAGCCGGGGAGCCCGTAGCCGGGGCTCGTGCTCTCCTGCTGGGTGTGGTAGATACTGCAACGATGGTCAAAGAAGTCCTCAATAGCCATTGGCTCAGAGGCTCCTTAACCGCATCGTGACGCCGTTGAGCGGCTGCACGACGACGTAATCGTCCAGCAGGCTCTCCACGCCCAGTTTTCCGACGTCTATGATGCTGCTCTCTGCCGTGTAGGAGTAGTCGTCAAAGGTCTCGCTTTTGAGGCGGACTTTGGTCTGCTCAACGGCATTGTGGGCGTATGCCTCCGCGATAAGGAGGACCGCCGTCTTGACGTTCTCCGGGATATCGGGGTATTTCTCCGGGTCGTCGAATCTGTTGTTGCAGTAGTCGATGACCCAGCTCTCCGCCCGGGAGATGTCAATTTTGAGCTTGCTGTCGGCGCGGTTCTTTACTTCCTCAAATTCTGTGTACTCTTTGAGTTCCTCCGGCGTGACCCACGGCCGTTCGGCCATCAGCCCTCCGGGGCGATGATGGCGGCCGCTGCGGCTGCATCCGCCTCATACTCACGAATCTTCTGCAAAATGCTGGCCTTAGTGGTGCAGCCGGTCAGGTCGATGCCGTTGTCCTCGGCAAATTCCTTGAGCTCGTCGAGCTTCATCTTGGAAATGTCAGGGACTTCCACGGGCTCCTCGGCGACGGCCGCGACGACCTCCGCCTTGTCCTTGCCGGTGGTATCGACGCCCATATCGTCAGCCAGCTTGTCGAGCTGCTCCTCGTCCATCTCGCCGAGAAAGCCGGTGTCCAGATGGCCGGTGACGGTGTAAGCGTCAGGGAGAGCCTCGAAATAGCCGCTTTCCAGCAGCGCGGTATATTTCTCGGGGTCGTCCACAAAGACGTCAGGATGCGCCGCAGAGGCGCGCACAACGCCATCATAGGACAGACCTTTAATCAGTCTGAGGTGCATAGCGTCCTGCCTCCTGTTAGATAGATGCCAGACCGGTCACAATGGCCGTTGCGTCCAGCTCTTCAACCAGCGTATCGAAGTCGAAATGCACGACATAGAAACGCTTGTCCTGATAGATGGCCTCCGGGCCCTCGGTGGTCTTGCGGATGACAACGCCGTAGGAGTTGACGACGACCAGATTCTTCGGGTCGGTCAGCATAATAACGTCGTCGGGCAGGGCCGGGACCTCGATGACGGGAACGCTGGCGGGATTCTCGACGCGCTTGTCGGTGATGATGCCGCCTGCGGTGACCGCCTGATTCAGGATGTAACGCTCCCACTCCTGACGGCGGTGGGGGGACATCAGCCAGCGGAGAGAGCCGTTGTTGAACTTGTCGGGAACTGCGCGCAGGCCCTTGTAGAACACATCCAGAACCATTGCACCGGAGTTGATGCCGGACACATCGACAACGTGGCCGCCCTCCTTGAACTGCTTGACCCAGCCGTCGTTCACCTTGAGGAAGTCGGCGTCATCGACAGTACCCAGCTCGGTGGCCTCGCCTGCGTCGAATGCGCCTGCGGTGTGGGCCGCGGTGTACTGGTAGACCTTCTTGTTGTATGCGACGAGGTCGCCAATAGCGTAGGTCTCAGAGGAGCTGAACTCCTTGACCTTGGCATACCGTTCGTCGCCGTTCAGGCACAGGTCCTCGCGGTCGCAGCCAATCTGACGGGTCATCAGGTTGGTGACGATGGTCTCGTAGTTGGAGCCCTCGATGTTTTCGCGCAGGGTCTCCTCCGTGATTTCCCACGGCAGACGGACAGGGGTGCAAGCGTATTCCAGCTTGCCATGCTTCACGCCGGAGCGGTAGCCGTCGTCGGTGTTCTCGGTCTTTTTGCGCAGCAGACGGCGGCCGACGCCAATCTTGTCGATTTCGCCGGTCTTTGCGCTGCGCAGCTCGTGGCGGACGAGGCCGCTCAGCGGAGTGGCCTCAAAAGTCTGCTGAATGAACTTCTTCGCCTGCTCCGGGTTCAGTGCGCCGCCAGCGGCCAGACCGGCTGTGGTGATGGTCTGGCCTGCTGCGTTCACGATTGCCTTATTGCTTCTCATGGTCATAGTGCTTGTTCCTCCTTACAGGATGCCAGCGAGATAGTGCGGCTCGGACTTCTCGACAGGGTCCTCCGGGTCGCCATCATCGTTCAGGTTGGTCGGCAGGCCTGCGGCCTTGCGGACGGGTGCGACAGCCTTGGCAACGGCCTTTGCGACGACGTCCGCAACATTCTCGGCGGTCAGCAGCTCCGGGGTCTTTTCGGGCTCCTCCTGCTGGCCGAGAGCCTTTGCGACGGCCGTCTCGACCATCTTGCCGACGGCCTCGACGGTCAGGCCTGCGGGCTCTGCTGCCGGTTCTGCGGCTTTCTGGACGGGGTCAGTCGCGGGCTTCTGCTGGGTTTCCAGTGCCTTGGCGACGGCTGCCGCCACGGTATCTTCGATTTCTTTCTTGGTCACTTCGGTTTCCTCCTGTTCTTCTTCGGGGAATTTATCGAGGAACTCCCCGAGGTTTGTGTAGATGGACTGCAACGTGCTGCGGTTGGCTTTGCTCATGGCCTTGCCAGCCTTGATGACGGCGCAGCTTTCGAGCGATTTTGCAACGGGCTGTCCTTTGGTGAGCAGCTCGGTGACGATGTCGTTGAAGTCATTCAGGGCGTTTCGGATGGTCTCCTCGTCCGATGCAAACTCCCAATGGTCATTCTCCCAGTTGTACCGGTACAGAACGTCGTTGAGCGCGTAGAACGCGGTCCAGAAGTTGTCGCTCTGGATGCGCTTGGTGTAGTTGTCGGCAACTTCGCCTTTCTCGACAACATCAAAGCCGAGGGCAGCGGCCATCTTCTTGAAGATGCCGCGCATACCCTTTTCGGGCTGCTCCTCCGCCTTTGCCACTCCGTCATCGGGCAGCGGGTCGTCCTCGTCGCTGTACTTTCCGACGCCGCCCATGGAAAAGCCGGTGATTTCGCCTTTCTGGACTTTCTCGAAAATATCCGGGTCGTCCACCTCGACGGTCATCATCCATGTGCCTTTCTTGATGGCCTGCTCTCCGACGCTCATATCGCAAGGCGCAACATAGCTCTCGACGACGGCCGCCTTTTCGAGCGGCTCGAACGAGTGCTGCACATCCACCTGATTGCCGTTCTTGGCGAACCAGTACGCGGCCTTGGTGATTTCCTGCTCCGTCATGTAATTGCCGTGAGCGTCCTCTGTGAGGGGCTCATAGACAATGCCGGTGATGTAGTGGCTATCAGCATCCGCGTTGACGATTCGGCCGTAAGAAGCAAAAGAGGCGGAGCCGTGCTCCGCCTTGGTGATAAGAAACTGTTTCTTGTTGGCCGCCTTGTCTACAAGGCTGACAAAAGAAATCTTTGCATCTGTGATGGCGTATGCTTTCTCGATTTTGCTCATGGTTTTCTCACCTCCTCTCTACGCCCCTAGGTAGGGCGTCTAATGGTCGGCCATGCGTCCTTGCCGCTGCGCTCAAGGAGTGCAACGTCAAAGGGCTTGCGGCCTATATCCTCAAGCGATGAATAGAACCAAACGACCATATCATCGCACTGGGGCTCGTCTACGATGGAGAAGATGCGCCGGAGCTCGTCCTCCGGTGCGTCTGCCGGTGCTGCGCACCACTTGACGATGCGCAGCCTCCCGGGGAGCTGGTATCTCTCGACCCGCTCCACATGGTACTTAGGCTTGAAAAGGCGGCAAATAATCGCCGAAACGATGCGGTCAAGTGCTTTCCACATGGGGCTCCTCCTCCGGCATAATGATTTTGACGTTGGGGTTCTCAATCAGAGCCTCAATCTCGGATAAATCGGCTCCAAATGCAATCCGTAATTCAAGCGTTGCGGGCTGTCCTGCGTCATGGTGCAGGGTGTACCCGTTTACGATGTTCGCCAGCTCGATGCCGTCGATTTTGAGAATAGGCTGCTTTCCAACTCGGGCTTCGTCGATGGTAACTTTCATGTGTAGTCCTCCTCGTTGATGCCTGCGCGCGCCTTGTTCTGCGCGTCGAGCTCTTTCTCCCACTCGCCGTCGTCCTCCGCGATGGCCTGCGCTTGGAGGGCCTGCCGCTCCTCAAGGGAGAGGCCGAGCACCTCCTCACTAACTACCGGCTGCAAAAGGCAATGGCAGTTGACGCTCTCTCTCGGCGGCAAGCAGACGTCTCGCGGGGTCATGGGGTAGTAGGTATTTCCGTCAGCTCCAATCAGGGTGAACGGCTGCCCTTTCGGGACGTGAACGCCGTCCATATCCACATGGTTCTGTCGCGGGTCGTTTCGGTAGGCTCCGGTGTGTTTCCACATCTTCTCCTCGACGGCCGGGCTCTGGATGTAGCTTTCGAGCTGCGCGTAGCCGTGCGCCCGGAGCACCTCCGTCAGGGCCACGCGCCGCGCCCGGTAGCCCGGGGAGCGGATGCCGCTGTCTGCAATGAGGTTTGCGACGTCGTTGATGCCCTTGCCGTCGTTCAGGCCCTTTTGCAGGACTGCCTCGATTTCTGTCTCAGTGTCCAGCTTCATAATGTCGGCGAGGTCGCTGCTCCACGAGCTTATCCAATCGGTTGTCCGCTTGGTGAGCTTTGTGACGGTGAGCTCTGCATCCGTTTTCTGGACGTAAGCCTCAACATACGTCGGCATGATGGTGGAAAACTGAGTATGGAAAACGTCGAAAAGGTCCTGCGCCAGCTTGCTCTTGTTCTTGAACTTCGGCCAGTTGTCCTTGAAGAAAGTTTCAAGGTCGATGGCGTCCGCCAGCTCCTTGAGCAGGTCGTCGGCGTTGTCCTCGAGGAGCTTAGTCACGACCTCCTCGATTTCGTCCACGGTGTTCAGGCTCTCTTTTGCCTTGAGGTATCCCTCCATCGTGAGCTGCTCGTAAAGGTCGTTTTCTGCTTTGGCGAGGTATGCGTCGATGGCCTTGATTAGGGGTCCGCAGCGTAAGCACTTCACTCCGCGTCGCCCTCCTCCTGTTTCATGTCAGCCAGCAGGCGGCGGACCTCTTTCATCACGGCGACGAGCTCCGTCTCATTGGCGGCCGCCGCTTTCTGAATCTGACCGTCGAGCTGTTCCTCCACGCTAGGCTCGCCCTGCTGGGCGTTCTGCGTGGGCTTTGCCTCCGGCTGTGTGTTTTCCTTACCAGCGTCAGAACCGCCATTCTGCGCCACGCTGGGGCTGTTTCCAGCCACGGCGATGGCTGCGGCCCGCTGCTGTGCGTTGGTAAACGCGAGCGGAATGTCGCCCCACTCCTCGGGGAAGTCCTCCGAGGTCTCGCCGAGGGCCTTGTACAGGACGCTCTTTGCCTTGTTCGGGGTGAGACCGCCAGCGTTGTTGCAGACGGTCAGCAGCTTGTACAGGTCGTCCGGGTTGGAAACGTCCGGCGCGCGGAAGAACACCTCGACGTACTTGAACTGATAGCAGTTGAGCAGCCTGTTGTTGATGGCCCACGCCAGACGCCGCCGCTCCGGCTGGAATACCTGTTTCTCGGTCACTTCCATGGCCGTCTGCGCCGTCGCGCGGTTGAAGTCCGTCGTGTATCCGGTGTACAGGTCCGGGAGCTGGAACGCGCTCTGCACTTTCCGCCGGTTGTTTTCGAGGTAGTCTTGGAAAAGCTCGTCCTTTTGCAGGATAGCAGCAAGGTCCTTGACCTCGACCTCCGGCCGGTTCTCGGCGTTGAATCCGGTGCGGTTGTCTGCCGCCTCCGTTTCCAGAACCATGAAACTGTGCTGGCCCGCCTCGCCTCGGATGCCGTTCATGTACTCCTTGAGCTTGGCGAAACTATCGTCCGTCAGGCTGCCGCCCTTTACCATAATCAGCAACGGGGTGTGTCGGCCGTTCAGGAAGTAGTTATTGTTGAGGCTCTCCGCTCTCCGGGCTCCGTCTACGGTAAGGATGGAACCAACCCACCGGACCTTGCCGTATGTGGCGGTTCCGATGGCAAACTCGATTATTTCGTTGGCGCGGCTCTTGAACTCAAGCTCGGTGACGTACTCTCCGCTCGTCGGGTCCATGATTCGCGGGTCTCCGAACTCCTTGTAGTAGACCGTCTTGCCGTTGACGGTCTGCTTATACTTGCGGAACTTCCTCATGCGGTTCTCGGTGTGGTCCCGGTGGAAATACGTCACCTCGACGCGCGGGTCCAGCCTCCGGCTCTTTTCCACGCTGGGGGTGTCCTCGATGAACTCGAGCTGTATGACGTTCCCGTCCATATCCCGGATGACCTCTGCGTATGCGCAGCCGTAGGTTTCCCGGGCCTCCACGATGTCCTCAAAGAGCTCATTGCTCTCCTGCTCCATGTTGAGCATCTCGACGACCTCCGCCGCCCGGTCCCATTCCGCTTTCATCTCCGGGGTTTCGTCCGCGTCCGCAAAGTCGTCTTTGTACCGGATGTCGATGCCAAATCCGGCGATGTTTGACTTGTAGGCCCGGATGCACTGCGGGAGTATGGTGCTTTCGTCCACCATCTTGGAAAGCCCTCGGAGGTCGAACGGCGGCTTTGTCCAAATACCTGCCGTGCACGCCTCCTCCGGCGAGATTTGCAGGGAGCCGTCTGCTTTGGCGATGGGCTTCATCCCGCCGCGCTGCTCCGGGTCGTCCGCTTTAACGATGCGGACGTTTACCCGCTGCTGGGCGGGCTGCTTCTTGTCGCTCACTTCTTAACGTCTCCTCTCCTCTTGGGTTTGACCGGCAGGCACAGCAGGAGGATGCAGTCGGCCTCGTCGGGCGAGTGCATCCCGCGCTTTTTCATGGCGTCCTTGCTCTCCACGCGGATTTTGGCGTCGTCGGTCATGGAATACTTTCGTGTGGAAAGCTGGCCGACGAGGTCGTTATCGTTTGGGAGAATGAGCTGGACAGGTTTCTGTGCGCCCTCCGGCGTCTGCGGTGCAAGTAGGTTCTTTACGACGCTCATCATGTAGGTGGTGCTGTCGTAGTAAAAGTCATGGTGTATGCGCTGGCCGAAGTAAACGGGGATAATATCCATCCACCAGAACCGCTCCGGCTGCTCGCGCTTTACGCGCCGCAGGCGGTCCGTGACGCCGCCGCCGAGGCCGCTGTCGTCTATCTTGATTGGGATGGCCTTGTCGAACCGGTACTTTTCCATGAGCTTTAGGCCAAGCTCCATGATGTCGTCGGCCGTCTGCATAAGGTCCTGCCCGCTCTTGCGCTTGTAGAACATGGCCTTTTCGTCCACCTTGTAGCCGATGACGGTGCGGTCGTCGCCGTAGCGGGCAACGTCGCAGCCGATGTCGATGCGGGCGGGCTTTGTCGGTTCCGTCCATTCGGTCATAATGGATTTTTCGACGAGCGGCAGAGGGATGAAAACATCGTTCTCCTGCCGTGGGAACTCTCCGGCGACACGAACACGGAAAACGTCCGAATCCTCGCCGTACATCTGGATGATGGTTTTGACGAAGTCGTCCGAGACGCGGCTACTGTTCCGGCCGTCAACATGGAATGTGGTGTAGCTGCCTCTGTTCTTATGGTGGCTGTCATAAAAAAAGCCCGACAGCTGTGTCGGGTTTCCGCACATGAGCAGCCGCGCTCCGGGCGTCGAAAGTGCGCCCAGCACCGGCTCGAAAACTTTATCGTCCACACCGCTGGCCTCGTCGATGATATAGAGGATGTCGTCAGCGTGGAATCCCTGCAGGGCGTCCGGCTTGCTGGCCGTTCGGGCCACAGCGAACCACTCCTCTGGGTACTGTTTCATGTAGACCTTTTCCTTTGTCCACATCAGCTCCCGCTCGAGGGCTTTATTGTTGCGCAGCCACTTGCTTATTTCCGCCCACAGAATATCGAATAGCTGATGCTGCGTCGGGGCTGTGCAAGGGATTTTGGGAAATGGCCGGGTTGACATAAACCAGATAACGGTCCACGCCTCGACCGCGCTCTTTCCGATGCCGTGGCCGCTGCGGACGCTCGTCATCTGGTTCTTTGCCACAGAATCCAATATGGCGCGCTGGTTCTTGTCCGGCGTAACGTGGAGCAGGTCCTCGACAAAATCAGCCGGGTGGTCTGCATAGTACAGGATAGCCTCTTGGGTCATCATGTCTGTTCTCCTCGTTTCCGGTTCTCGTATGCGGCCGCGATTTCATCGGCGAGGGAGAGCGTGGTTTCCTCCTGCTCCTCCGCCGTCTTGCCTCCGGCCGTGACGCCTGCCTCCTCCATCCGGTTATCCCGCTCAAGCTCTGTGGCCTTGTCGAGGAACTGGATAATGTCTTTTGGCGTCATTGACCCGTCCGGCAGATTCTTGAGCTCCGCGAGGGCTTTCTCTTGGAGCTGCAAGGCGATGCCGATGTGGCGGGTCCTCATTTTTTTGTACTTTCGGAGCGCCTCTTGTCGGGCTACGTCATCCAAATGGTTGTCATACGCTCGGCAGCGTTCTCCCCACTTTTTCTCGCGGCTCCAACGCTTGATAAGCGTGTCACTCTTGGATAACTGTTCGGCAACGACCCGTAGGCTCCTGTTTGAGCCCATGTCTCGGTAGATGGCAAATGCCTCGTAGGCCTGCGCGCTTTCGCCCGGTTGACGCTCCCAAAGGTCGTCTTTGGTCCTATTCGGCATTGTCCTCCTCTCCTCACTTTCAGCTCTGTCCCGGGCTGCGAGGCTCCGCGCCCGTAATCCAGAATAGGGTGCTTTCCGGTGCGATGCCGGAGCTTCTAAACCACTGCATCGTCTTTGCCTCGTAGTGAGGATGCAGGCGAATGCCCCCCCATGTAGCCGCTGCGGACTTCTCATAGACGAATCCGGGGCTGTGGAAAAGGTCGTGGTACTCAAACTCTCGGTCTGCGCCGTACTTTTTGAGGGTCTCATGGATGAATCCGCGCCGGTCCGGGGCCGTGGCTACGAGGTGCATCCTCTTGACCTGTTTCCCGTACCTGTGCAGTCCTATCATCACGCCGGTGGCGGTGATGCCGCTGCCGCAAGTCATCACGAGGTTTTCTATATCGTCCGGGAGGTTCTCTGTCTGCGCCGCAACTGCGGTTAGCAGCGTGTCGCCGTACCCGATGATATTGATGCCGTACTGGACAATAAAGCTGTTTTCCTGCGCCGCCAGCTCTTTTGCGCGGGCGTGTAAAATGCTGTGGCGGCCGGAACGTGCTGCGAGCACTATGGACGCCCCATATTTCATCGCCAGCCGGGGCATAGGCAGAGCCGCAACGCTCTCCCGGGTGGTTCCGCCGTACACGATTCTGCACGGCATCCCGTTTGCCCGAGCTACTGCTGCGGTGATGGGTGCTTGCGGGGAGTGGATGCTGCAATACGTCAGCAGGCTCTTGTAGTCCTTCTTGACGCTGTTCACCAGCATCACGCATTGCCGGAGCTTTCCTCCGTTCACCTCTCCGGGGCCAAACGGGGCGTAAAGGTCGTCCCGCTTGATGCGCAGCCCGTCTACCTCCTGAACCGGCGTCAGGCTGTACTCATTCATCCAGTCCAAACACCTTTCTGTGATAGTCGGTCTTTTTGGCGAGCTCCTCCTGCATCAGGCCGTAAAAGCTCTGTTTCGCAATTTTGCGCCCGCTGCCTGCGCTCTGGTTCAGCGTCTTGAACGGTCCGCCTGTTCCGACTTCTTTCATCTTTTCCGTCGGCTCCGGGTTCTTACCGTTCATCAGCATACAGAGGTTATACTCGTTCGGCCGGAATCCGGGCAGGCCGTCGATGCCGCAGCAAGTCATGCTGTCGCCCATCGCGCGGAGCCGGTTCTCGCCGCTGTAGAATTTCAGGCCGTACCGATGGCACTCCGCCTTGATGGCTTCAAAATCGTGCCGGAGGCGGGGCAGTGGATAGCAGAAGTCGCCGCCGATTTTCGTCATGCCGGGTTTGGCCTTAAAGAACTTCATGCCCTCCACGATGACGCCGTAGGCTCCTGCCTCCGCGATGCGAGGGATGTTCTTCATAACATCATGGAACACCTCGGGCATATACGGCTGGATGCGGACGATGGTGCGCTGCACTCTGGCCGATACCGTCTTAAGAATGGCGAGCCGCTCCTCGTAGCTGGGCGTCCCGCGTTCGAGGCGGTCGTACTTGCTGCACACCATGCTGATTTGCAGTACGCAGTTGCACTGTGCCAGCAGGTCGAGGTACTCCGGGTCCGCAATGAGGCGGCCCTTTGTGCTCACCACAAACGGATATTTCGTCTCCGCCAGCAGCTTGAGGCATTCGTAGCTGGCGCGAATCTGCTTTTCGACCGGCTGGAACGGGTCACTCATGCCGCCCCAGTGGATAGGGATGTTCCAGTCGCACCACTCCGTTTCGTTGCCGCGCTTGCCCTCGATAAAGGAGCGCAGGCCGTCCACGCTTTCGTCGCGCTCGATGTGACTGATGTCGTTTTTCTTCTGTGCGAAGCAGTACCGGCAGCCGTGCGAGCAGCCGCGATAGGTGTCGAAACGCACAGGCAGGTTACAGAGAATAATCTGGCTCCCGCATTTGCAGCCCATTAAATCTCACCTCTAATCTTCTGGACGATGACGGCAACAAGGTCCTCTTTGCCGTTGTCCTTTATGTACTCTTTCAGGACGTCGCGGTCCTCCGCGCTGAACTTGAGCGAGATGTTGAACGTCTCCTCGATGCTCTTGAGCTCGCTGTCGAGAAAGTCGCCGTCTACGAGGGCGTCCACGTTGTTTTCGAGGGCCTCGATTTCGTACAGGTCGAATCCCGTCTCCGGGGCCGCGTCGCCGAGGCCGTCCAGCAGCTCCTTGAGCTTTACCTCGTCCCACTCGCCCGTCACTTTGTTCATGGCGATGTTGAGCTGCTTCTCTGCGGTCTCGTCGAGGTCAACAACAGATACGTCCGTCTCGGTGACGCCCTCATTCATAAGCACGGTGAGACGCTGGTGGCCGGACACGACACGGTTCGTGCGCTTGTTCCAGATTACCGGGACTACCACGCCGAACCTGTCAATGTTCCTCTTGAGCTTCTCGTACTCGTCATCGCCGGGCATAAGCTCCACGCGAGGGTTATACTCCGCGCGCTCCATGTCCGCGATTCTCTTTTTGATAATTTCCATCAGATAAGCCCCTTTGCCTTGTTCACGAGCAGCTGCGCCAGCTCAACCTTTCCTGCGGGGTTCTCGTCGATGTACTTGTCCATCGCCTCGTGAACCTCCTCGGGCAGGGTGAATGTCATGGTGTAGCTGTTCGGCTCGCTCTTTCCGGTGTCGGAGAAGTCCTCGTTCAGCAGGTCCTCGATGTGGTCGTATGTAACCTTGAGAGCATCGAGCTCCCAGTCATCAAAGCCGGTGAGGGCCATTTCGCCCTGCTCTTTCAGCTCGTCCAGAATCGCGGTGAGCTTCTCGTTGTCCCACCGGCCGGAAATTTTGTTGAGCGAAACATTGAGGATGCGCTCCTCCTGCTCGTTGAGCTCGACCTCTACCACCTGTACCTCGGTGTAGCCTTTCTGCACCAGCACCTTGAGCCTCTGGTGGCCGCCTACGATGTTGCCGGTGGTCCGGTTCCATACGATGGGCTCAACGTAGCCGAAGGTCTCGATGCTCCGGGCCAGCTTTTCGTACTGCTTGTCGCCCGGTGCGAGGTCTTTCCTCGGGTTGTAGTCCGCCGGATGGAGGTCGCTCACCGGCAGAGTGATAATTTTCATCTGCCGTTCCTCCTTGACCCGTTTCGGGTCACTCCTGCGCATAAAAAAGAGGAGCCGCCCTGCGCAAGGCGGCTCCTGTCAAATAGGAGAAAAAATTATGGGTTTAGGGGATTTCTTTTTGCTGTTGGTATTCTACATTTTGTAGTTTAGCACTCGTATAGTGCCTTGTCAATGCCGTGTTTTTGCCCCGAAACGGGTCGTCCGTCTCGTGCCGTCAGGCTTTCTTGATGCCGTCAATGCCGAAAATCAGGGCGGAGAGTGTGGCGCAAGCCGCGTCCACATCCTTGTAGACCGTCCGCTTGTCGATTTTTTCCCGCTCCGCTACGGCCGTCGGTGAGAGCGGCCGGTCTCTCAGGTAGAGGGCTTCGATGACGCGGTAGTGCCTCTGCTCGCCCTCGTCTACGCTGTTTTCGCAGACGACCTTGTAGATTCCGAGCATCCTGTTCACATGGCGCATGATAAGCTGCGTCCGGGCTGCCGACTTCATAATGCTCTCGACCTTGAGATTCTCCTCGAGCAGCTCGTCCAGTGCCTCCACGATTTCCTCGACGCTCTCCTCTCCGGTGGCCGCGCTGGCCGCGTCGTATACTGCGTGGGAGCAGTTGGCATTGAGCACGGTATAATTCCGCAGCAGGAGCTTGGTATTGCGGAATCTCCGGTCACTCCGGCTGTCGCGGAACTTCTTGCGCTCCTGCTCCACAGCCTTGATGCTGGCCTCCGCTCCGAGGCGGGCAGCGTCCGTCACAGCGGCCTCGACGCTCTCCTGTATCTCTTTCCCTAAGATGGCCCGAACGGCAGCGACAGCCGCCTTTGCCGCCACCTCTGCGGCCATCATCACAATTTCCTGTTCAGTCATCGCGTTCCTCCTCTTTGATTCCGTCCGGCAGTTCGTCGAGTGTGGCCCGGGCGATTTTTGCAAAGCGTTCGCAAACTCCCGCCACTTCGAGCGCGGAGACACCGCATTTCTTCATGGCCTCTTTGAGCTTGCTTGCGCTGTCCTCCGTGATGGGGACGCCCATAAACGAGAATATCGGGTTTTCCATGTTCGGTTGCTCCCTCCGTATTTCGTTCACCAGCATAAAGCGTTCCGGCGTCGTCCAGTCCATAAAGCGGTTAAATCTGTACACGGCCGCGCGCCACTCTTCTGTCTCGGGCTGCGTCCCGTAGGGCATCCCACAAAACGCCGTGAGTACATCGCTCACGTTGGAAAGCGGGTTGATGTCGTACATCGTCGGGATGCCACGCAGTAGGTCCGGGGTGAATCCCGGGCCAAACCGCACGGCGTACTCCTTGATGTCTGCCTCCGTGACGTAGTTCCTGCCGTATCGCTGCTTCATGCTGCGCCAGACCGTCCACGGGATTCTGTATACCCGCAGCCCGTCGAATGTGGCAACGATGAAGCAGTGCGCGCCGAGGGCTGTGTAAGAATCGAGCTTTTTGACCTGCTCCGGTAGTACGCGGTCTTTGTTCAGTCTGCCGGTCCCGGTGCTCTTTGCCTCGAACATCACCGCGCGGCCGCCGAGCATGACGCCTTTGAAGTCTGGTTCCGCCTTTTTGGTGTAGACTGCGCGGAACTGGCCAGTTTTGTTCGGCTGGCTTACCGGCCGCATGGGCTCCGGTGTCTTGCTAATGTCCGCGCGGCCCGTCTCTGTCAAAAGAGCGCATGAGGCTTCTATCTGTTCTTCCAGCCTCCCGCCCTGCGCGCGGCTCCGGGCTCCCTGCAATGCCCGGAGCGGGTCCTTTACCGCGCCGCTCATTCGAGGTAGCCCTGCTGGCGGGCGAACTCTTCGATTTTGTAGGCGGTCGCGCTCTTGATGCCCTTGCACTCTCCGGCGTTGAGCTGCTCGAGGAGCTGCGGCAGGGTCTTGCCCGGGGCCGGGGTCGATGCGCGCTGGGCCTCGGCTTCGGAGTAGCCGGTGTTGTAAGCCTCTTCCCGGATGTGGTCGATGTGCTCCACGAGCTTGTCGTCGGTCATCTTGCGCAGCTTCACGGCGCGCTCATGTACATTCTTCTCCTCGCCGGTCATCCGGCAGTTCCTTTTCTTCACTGGGCTCCCTCTCTTTCCAGCCGCTTGCAGCGGCCATCCTCATAGGCCATGCACTTCTTTTCCGAGCACCAGCCGAAACGCTCCGTTGTAATCTCGGTCCGGCTAATCCACGAGTAGCTCACTTCCCGTTTCGTGCTTTTCTTGTACGGGCAAAACATACAATCATCTCTCATTGTGCTGTCTCCTATAAAACATTCATGTGAAGCGGCTGCCCGGTGGCAAGCTGCCGATGGATAAACTCACGCTCGAGGCAGTTACTCACCATAACGAGGGCTCGCAGCTCTCCGGGGAGAATCTTGCTGTCGAGATAGAGCTTCTCAATTTCCGGCCCCCGCGCGTGGAGCTCCCGGATGGCCGCCTCCGCGTCCTCCCACTCGGTCAGGTCGTACAGCTCGCCGAGTGCCTTGTCGAACTCACTCTTTTCCGGCATCGCTGGCCTCCTGCTTTGCTGCCTCTTTGTCCAGATTGTCCTTGAGCCGGTCGAGCTTGTCCCATACGACTTTCGTGATGTTTACCAGCTCGTGAGGGTTAAAAATTGCAAAGAGCTGCACCAGCATGATGAAAACATCAGCAATTTCCTCCTCGATGTTCGAGTGTACTTCCTGCGTCTCCCTGTTAAACGGGGTATCATACTTGCGCTTGCACTCTTTGAGTTTGCAGAGGGCTTTGGTGAGCTCCGACATTTCCTCCACAGCCTTGGTGAGCTGGGCGTCTTTGCCGTAAGTGCCGATGGCGCGGTCGATGGTCTGCAAGCCCTCCGGCATAATCTCCGGAATGAGCGCGTCCTCGTAGTGCTTGAGCTTGTCGCGCAACGAGGCGAGAGCCCACGAGAGGGTGTAGTGCTCTGCAAGCAGGCCCTCGATGGTCTCCGGGCCGTCGAACAGATGCTCGCACAGGGTCATGTCGAACTCCTCCGGAGTTCCCTCGGTGTCAATATCTGCGTTGTGCGCCTTGATAAGCTGCTTCATGTAGTCGTTGAGGCTGATGCTCCGGCTGGGCATCTGCACCCAGCCGTCCTCGCCGCGCACGAACAGGTTGAGAGCCTGCTCATAATTCCCATCCGGGGTGTCGGTCGTCATTCTTCTCTGCGGAAACATAAATTTTATCCTCCAATTTTCAAATTTGATGGTTAAAGATTGAAATGCGCTTGAATCATTTTCAAGTTTCGGGGTTAGATTTTGCTTTATCGGTTCTGCTGTTCCACCTTTGGATGTCGTCTGGCGTGTCGAGAAAAAACATCCCGAATCCCAAAACGCAATCAGGCGTTTCGGGATGCTTCCAATACGTAATGCCGATATTACTACTTATCGCTTCACCGGTTTCGGTATTGACGACCTCCCTTTTTTCTGCAATGCGGCACGGATTCGCTCCGCAAAACGGGCAGGGCAGGATCTCTACTTGTCTTTCTTTCATTCCTGCCCATCCTCCGTGTATTTATTGTCGTAGAACATCCCGTCTTGCCCGATGGAAAAATCTTCATCTTCCCAGTATGCGCCGCAACCGTTTTCACAGGCCGCTACGCTCTCGCTTAGTTCTCCGCTTCTGGATACATAGCGTTTCGGAACTTTTCCGTCTTTTCGGATTGTGTAGTCCCGTGCGTTCTGGTAAAATTCCGAATAAATAATTTTCCCGCCACACCTCGGGCATCGGCCCCGAATGACTCCGTTCACGTTTCATCCTCCTTTTTTGTTTTCTTCAACTGGCGGCCGCACTCCGGGCAGAAGTTCAGCGGCCGTCTTTTGTGAGTGTAGGTTGAGGCAAGCCCGCAGCCCTTTCTGAGGGTTCTCTCATAAAGGCAGACGTAATACTTTGTGTATAACTCTCTGCCGGTCTTTGGCCTGTGCTTCTTGCTCCACTCGTAATCTTCGCAAAATTGGCAGTTCATACGCTTTCCTCGATTACTTTGAGGTCATACCCGCTCTTGACAAACTTCATGCACAGCTCGTGGTTGATGCCGTTGCCGAGGTTGGTGTAGATGTACTCCATGTCCTCCGGCGTGAATTTGGTGTCGAGCAGCTTGTTGATGCCGTCGAGATGCTCCTTGCGCAGCGGCTTTGTGAACGCCTTGAACGCAAACCGCGATACACCCTCGATGACCTCCGCCTTGAACTCGTCCGGGGTGCTGCAGTGGTTGAGGTTGATGTATGTGTTCGTCCTCGGGACGAGAATCAGCTCGAAGTTCATGGTGACGTAGGCTTTCGGGAAAGCGCGCTGAATCTTCCCGCACCACGGAGCCGCGAATGGGCTGAACCACGGCAGCATATAGCTGCGGAGCTCCTGCTGACTGACTGCTGGGGCGTCCCGAATGTGGTCGATGCAGCACTCGATGGCCTCCCGCTCTGCGAGGCTGTCCGCCTCCTCGAGCCAGCCGTTGAATACACGGACGATTTCCTCTGCGTTAATCGGTTTCATGTTGCTCCTCCGTTTCATCCTCCATCTTGAACCCGCAGACCGGGCAGAAGTTCCAGACCCAGCTGTCGAAATCGCTTTGCGAAATTTTGGCATTGCAATGGGTGCAGCGAATTGCCGGTTCCTCGTGACTGTTGTTTTCATCATCGACGATGATAAACTTCAATTCCTTGTCCTTCACCCACTTGGCATGACCGCGCAGGCTCTCTGGGTCGATGGTGGGAGCCTCATCCACGCTGTTCAGGGCGTCCTTATAGCAGCATTCTTCAATAGTGAACGGGTTACTGGCATGGAGATTCATTTCGATGCGCTTGTGCAAAGCGTTCGCGTCAATCAATCTTACTTCTTCCATTTTTGATAGCCTCCTTTACAAACTTCAAAGCGCGTTCTTTGAGCGGAATGCGCTGGCAGAGCCTCCCTTTTCCGGCGTTCCGGGCTGAAATCACCGGCATAACGCCGACGACCTCGATTTCGTCACACTCGCGGTGTTTCTTCCGCCCTGCTTCGTGTCCGAGGTACTCCGCCTCTTTTTGGTCGTCTGCCATGACTGCGACGCCGAAGTAGCAGGTGGAGCTCTCTGCCCTGCCCTCAAGGAACACATCATACCTCGGCATCCGGTTCCTCCTCGTATTGGTGAACATCGACGAAGATGGCTTTCTTCCACGGGAGCGCGTTGTACGCCGCCCGCGTCTCCTCCTCCGTCATGTTGTCCACGAGCTCCGGGTCATAGTGTTCATAGAGGACGTCGTTCATCTCTGAAATATCGTCCTCCCGGTAGTAGGTTCCCTCTCTGCCGATGACGAACTCCTGAACCGCGCTCTCTCCCCATGAGCCAAGCCAGCAGTAATACTCGTCGCCGCTGACAACATCCCCATCTACACAGGGAATGACCGGGAGCTCCGGGTTTGCCTGCATGAGCTCAAGGAGCTGCGTGAGCTTTTCGCTCTGTTTCATGTCATCCCATCCTTTCTTTTCCGGGGCTCCGCCCGGGTTGCTTTCTGCTCGGCGGCCTTGCACCATACATAGGCCACAACAACTATTACTGACAAGGCGACGGCCGCAAAGGAAAGCCAGTAAGTTAAGGTTTCAAGCAGGTCGTCAAGCTCTAAAAGAACCTCGTACATAGTCACCACTCCTTTACCTGAATTTCTTCTTGAAACTGCGCACGATGGCTCGGTGCGTCCACCTACGGCAGTAGGGGTTTCGGACGCTCCCGTCGTACTCCTGCTTCATCTTCTGGTATGCCGCCTTGTTCTCCGCATACCGTTCGCAATGGTCGTGGCATCCCGGGTGTCTGTCCGGGCACTCTTTCGGGCAGATAGTCATAAGCCGAGCATAACGCTGGCCCGTTTCCGGGCGGCCGTCATGGTTTCGTCGTACTTCGCTGCGCTGTATACCGCGAGCGGAGCCACTGCCCGGGCTGCTCTGGCCCTCCTGAATATCTCCGAGTAGACAGCGGCCGTCTCGTATACGCTGGGGCCTCTGCCCGGGGTCGAAAGCATCCCCTTGCGGTCGTCGGTGTCAGTGACGCGGAGGTCCTCTTTGAGGGCGTCCTGTACGCATCTGCGCAGACGGTCGAGGGCGAGGTCCTTATCCTCTTTTTCCCACTCGAGGTACTGCTTGTAGTTGTTCATGGAGTTCTGCTTGAGGCGCGCCAGCCGGTCTCTCCCGTAGCCGAACGTCTCGTGACAGGTGGCCGCCATAACAAGCCACGCGATTTCTGCGCCCTGATTGCTTGCCATGCGGAGCTGCTCCTCCCGGCGTCCTCTCGGAGCTCGGTCAACCGGCAGCCGGACCTCAAAATCACAGATGCCTTTGAGGTTCTCCCTCATGGCGTCCGTTGCGTTCTTGCTGCTGCCGTATAGGATGGCCGTCTGGTATTTTTTCTCAAAAGCGTCCATCTCGTTACACGCCCGCAGGAGGCGGGACGCGCCAATGCCGTCGTCTTGGTGCATAGAAACGACGATGCACCACATAAAGAGCTGCGCGGAGCGGTCGCGCTGGTCCTCGCGCTCCTGCTGGATGTTGTGGGTCAGTGCTTTCATCATCCAGCCCTCCTTACGTCGTATAGCAACGCTTGGCCGGGTTCCACGTGAGCTTCGGGATGCTCCGGCCGCAAACGCAGGAGAACTTCTCGTTTACGATTTCGGCGTCCTCGACGTTCGTCCGACCGTAGCTCTCCTTCTTGCAGACCGGGCAGGTGAACTCGAACCGTGCCAGCGCGTCCAGCGGGATTTTCGCGCCGCACTTCCGGCACTCGTTGGTCGTTTGCGGTTCGCGCAAGAACTGTACAAACTCGCTCTTGCATTTCGGGCAGCGCAGGAGCATGAGCCCCTTTGCGCCGACGGGCGTAAGCCAGCTTACCGGCTTCTTGGGGGGGGGGCTTTCTTGTCCGCCGTGGAAACTACCGAGGCGGCCTGCTTCGGCTCGCTGGTGACGCTCTTTTCCGCCTCCGGCGCGCTGTCGCCGTTGTACAGCGTCGTGGTCTTGGCGATGGTCTCGAGTGTTTTGAGCGCGGTGTCGAGCTCTGCGGGGCTCTTGCCGGTCAGCGTGACGCTCACATCCGGTTCTCCCTGAAACTTGAAAATTTCCATCGAGACTTCAAACTTCGTACTTGCCATGTCGGTTATGCCTCCTGTTTCTTTTCTTCCAGCTTGTTTGACGGGTCGAATTTCCTGCCGTCCTCGACGCCGCGCCATGCTGCGTCGAGCTCTCCAACCGTCTTTGGCTGGGGCGTCTTTTTGAACTCTTTCGGCGGTCCAATCTTTTCGAGCTCGTCTTTGACCTCCTCCGGGACTTTCAGCACAAGGCCGTATTCTTGATTTTCCTCATTCTGTCTTGTGAACGCCTCGTATACACCTCTGGCGAACCCATAGCCGTAGGAATCGCAGATTTTTGCAATCTCCTGCGGTGTGTAATAGTCCCGGTGCTGTTTGCGGAGCTTCTTCTGCTCCGATTTAATGCACCGGACCGCATACCGGAATATCTTTACGCAGATTTCAATATCGCCTTCCAAGCCGATAAATCCGACGTGCCAAACGGTTGTTTTTGCGCTAATTTTGCATCGAAACGCCGAGCAGCAGTAGTTTTCTCCAATAACGATTGAGAGCGGGTACATCCACGAGTTTGCTTTCTTGGAAAACTTCTCGCCGATGGCCCGTTTTATGACCGTAGTGTTCCGTTCCTCGAGGTCCCGCTCGCTGAGCTTGTGCTCCGCCATAAGCTTGCGGGCCTTGAGCAGGGCGAGCTTTGCCTCCTCCGGCTCCGGGCTCTTTGCAAGAGCGAGGAGCTTTCGGATTTTGTCCTTGTAGTCCATTAGGCTTCAACCTCCTGCGCTACAACTCCCAGTAGCTTACAGCGTGTAAGCATCATCCTCTCTAGCGAGGACTGGTACTTCTGAACTGGCTCCGCAGAGCCCTCAAAACACCGTCCTGCGTACCGCCATGTGCCGCCCTGTCGCTTGAACGTAAGGTAGGTCGGCTGCCAGCGTCCGTTGACATCCTTTGCGGTGCTGATTTCTCCGCCCACCTGCAACAGGCCTGCGCGGTTTGTGCGTGGCGGTAAGACGTCAAGAAAGTAGCCAATCAGGTCCTCGTCTACCTCGTCGCCCGGTTCGAGATAGTCCTCTGCGGTCGGGAGGCCGCTCTCAAACCATTTCCCGAGCGTCTTGAGGCCGGTTCCTGCGCACTCTGCGCGTTGCCTCTCGACTTCGTTGGCAATTAACGCCATCTGCGTGTTGCTCAAAAAAATGTCGCTGCCGTCGTCGAGGCGGAGATAAACGACGCCCTATGCTGAAACGGGTGCTTGTTGCAGCCCTGACGCTGGTAATTTTAACTCTCGGTGCGCTTGCAGTA